GGTCGAGGTTATCTTGTGGTGCATAGTCGGGGGGTATTCATCTCGCCAAAATCGTAAAGAACCAGCGAATCGTGGACGATACGAGGGAAAACGGGAGTGATCCGCGCGGATGAGGCAGAGTGGCACACTAAAAACTTTTTTTATGTTTGATGGAGGGGGGGGGTAGAGTGAACATGACTCAGATAACGCTGATTTCTGGTTTCCCCCAACCCCACCAAACGACAGTCATCGTCCTCTTCACTACATTCGGTGTGAAAGCGATCTAAGTGGTTATAAACAAAGGAGTTAGAATCATGGAAACGAAACAAAATGTGTACCAATGTGGGAATTGCAGGCTCAAGGGTACAGCAAAAGTGTTCGACACAAAGATTTTGTCGATCATGTACAGGCCCAAATACGACAATATTCAAGCTTTCGAGCATATTACGTGTCCCGTATGTAAAAATTTTGTTACAATCGTTTTTCACACACTGAGGTGGAAATGAGCTTCAAGCGAGAAGAGCTCAAATTCAAGGATCAGCCCGACGGGGACTGCTTTCGGTGCAAATGGAACCAGAGCGCAGGCAAGAATTTGTCTTGTACCGTCCCCGATACTCATGTCTCAAACCCGATTTGTATCCAAAAGCGAACGATGATCACTTTGATGAACCTTGAGTGGATCGCCGAGCAGGGAGGTTTGTTGTGAATCCTGAAACCATTGCAGCAATCAACGAGTACAATCGACTCAAGATCGAGGACAAGCTCGTTCTTTTCGAGCCATACGACGAAAATCAGCGCCGCGCGCTCACTTCCACAAAAGACCGAATCGCTGTCATCGGCCCGAATCGTCAAGGAAAGACCACGATCGGTGCAATTCGGGCGGGCTATCACTTCACCGGCCACTATCCCTCGTACTTCCCACGCTCCATGCGCTTCCACCCTCCGACCAAAGGCCGCATCATTATCGCAGAATACAAAGAACACGGCGCCGTCTTGGTCGATAAGATCAAAGAATGGTTCCCTCGAGGCTCAATCCGTAAGTTTTTCAAGAATCCCCAAGGCTACGTCGTTGGTATCGAGGGCACAAACGACTCAAGAATCTCGATTCTTACCCACGAACAAACCACAGCTTCCCACGAAGGCTGGGACGGCCATTGGGCGTGGTTTGACGAACCAGCTCCCAAGGATAAGTTCATTGCAACCCTGCGTGGTCTCGTTGATCGAAACGGCCAGGTCATGTTTACGCTTACTCCTCTCCGTGAACCTTGGGTCTCAGACGAGATATATGAAGAAAACCCCCTCCTCTGGGATGTGATCGAACTCACACCCTACGCCAATCCCTACGTCTCCCGCGCCGCACTCGACAAATTTTACGCCTCAGTCGACCCAATCGAGCTCCAAGCACGCAAATTCGGAAAGTTCATCCATCTCTCTGGCCGCGTTTACTCCACTTTCAATCACAATGTCCACGTCGTTCCCCAGAAAACTCTCCCACCCGAGTGGCCTCGCTTCTGTGTGGTCGATCCTCACGACCGCCGTCCCTTCGCCATTGGTTGGTACGCTGTCGATCCCACCGACCGTATCTGGATTTATGATGAATACCCCCCGACTATGCACCACAAGATAACCTCGACCACTTTGAAGACCCACGACTTCGCCGTCATCATCCGAGACAAAGAAGGCACCGACCAGATCGCCAATCGGATCATCGATGCCCGTTACGGTCCGCGTCGCCACTCAACCTCTGGCCTCTCGATTCAAGAAGAACTCGCACACCACGCACTCTACTTCGAACCCAGTTATGGTGGTGAAACTGGTGGAGATATCGAAACTGGCCACCTCGCAGTCAAAGAATATTTAGGAAGGCCAGACCAATCCGCTCAAACCTTTGTCATGGACAACTGCATCAACCACATCTACGGTTTTGCTCACTATGTTTTCGACGAAAAAACAGGCAAACCGCGAGAGATGGGTAAAGACTTCATGGATCTGGTACGATATATTTGCATGTACAAACCGAAATATCACATGTGGGTAGGATCCAGAAAGAGAGAAGATGTTAGTCACGGAATCACCGGTTATGGAGAGTGAACAAAATAGTATCTGTTGCACCAAATGTGGCGGATATCATTGGGTAAAAAACGAGAAGGGTGAGGTTTTTTGTGCAGGTTGTGATGGAGAGTAAAACTTCTCACGAATATTGGTGTGGCATTCGCCGCAACGGTCCCATTTGCACCTGTCAACTCGAAGAACGTCTCGCTTGTTCGTGCTGCCCGACTCACACCACCTTCCGTTGCGACAAAAAAGTTGACGTCCGTTGCAATAAGTGCAATCATCTCTTGGGAGTAAAAGATGCCACAAATTAAAACGCCTGAGAATCTCGAATCGCAAAAAGAAATTAAACCCGTTGATAGTCCAGACCCTCTCAAAAAAATAGATCCAGGCGCCATCGCCAACTCCCTCTGGCGTGAAGTTCAGAAAGCCCAAACCAATCGTCAGCCTCAAATCGAAAACCACCAACGCTGGTACGAAAAGCGCATGGGAATCCGTCCTCCAAAGAGTTTCCCATTTCCCGATTGCTCAAACATCCACATTCCTGTGACGGACAAAGGTATCAAGAAGATTGTTCCTCTTTACACTTCCCTGGTTGACACCCCAGGTAAGACTGCCATCTTTCGTCCCGCACCAAACAATCCACAATTGATCAAGTCAGTCGGTCGAGCTGAGAAGTTCTTCACTCATCTCGTTCAAGACGTGATGAATTCACATCCCGAGGCTCTCGGCATCTCGGAACAATTTGCTCTCGGTGCTGACAAGATGTGTGAGAAGGGCTACTTCATCGCAAAAACGGTTTGGTCCACCGTCTACCGACGCCGGTCTCGTATGCTCGACATCGACGCTCTCATTCAACAGTTCGCCGCTCAGAGACAAAACGGACGTCTCGCTCAACCCCAACAACAAATCACTCGTGACCAGATCACAGACGAACAGATCACCCAACAACTTGTTCTCTCATTCCGTCTCTCGGCCAACGACGCCGTCGATAAACGCGAAATCGACCGCTTCTTGAAAGCTTTCCGCGCCGGTAAGAACCCGATCGAAATCAAATTCTTTGAAACACATTACAACGCCCCGATGGTCATTGCCCGTGACCCTAAAGTCATCACTACACCACCCGACACAAACAACTTAGCCTCTTCTCGCTGGATCGACGACCAGTCCTCCGCTTCCTCAAACGATCTTCGGCTCGCTGCGAACTCCGGCAAGTACGATTCCATCGCCGTCGAGGAATATCTCGCTTTCGTCCGCGAGACTCAAAAGAAAGAACAGGGTGTTCAACAACCTCAGTCCACTCAAGCTCAGGCCACCGACGTCATCGACACCCTGAAACGCCAGCGCGAAGGCATCATGGACGTCACGATCCAAGAAGACATCCACATCATTCACGAAACCGGCTTTTACTTTGATATCAACGATGACATGATTGAAGAGAAGTGCATCATCACGTACCCAGAAGATCGACCCGATCTCGTTTTTCGTTTCATTCAACTCCCATACGACCATGGTGAATGGCCTTGGGTAGACTTTCCCTTCGAGTTGGCTGACGAACGCTACACCGCTCCGCGTGGAATCCCCGAGTTGCTTGACCATTTGCAAACTGTAATCACCTCTCGTCACAATTTCAAACTTGATTCCATGACGATTATGAACGCTCCCATGCTCACTGCGATCATCGGTGCTGCAAACCCAGGCAACATCCGTTATCGTCCAGGCGACACCATCCCAGTCACACGCCACGATGCAATCCAAGCTGTCACATGGGAACGAGGCGGAGTCGTGTTTGAGGAGCGTGAGGAAACCATCCTCCGCTCGATGGCAGACGAATACATCGGTCTAATCGATCAACAATTGCAGAGTCCGTTGAATCCTACACAGGAGGCTCGAACCAAAACCGAGATCCAAGCAATCCAATTTGAACGATCTCGCATTTTCTCTCACTCCGCCAAGATTTTTCTCAAACGTCTTCGCAAAGTTTACGAGCAAATCTGGTCTCTCTGGATTCAATACGGTCCACCTGAGCTCGAAGTCTTCGCAACAGGCGAGCTCCTCCGAATCACCAAGCAAGAATTCGGTGGAAAATTCTACATCTTTCCCGCTGGCTCCCCCGAAACCGCTTCACAAGGCGGAGAACTCCAGGCTGCGATGGGCGATCTCCAGCTCTTTGGGAACGATCCCTCAATTAATCAAACCGAACTCCGCAACCGTTACTGGAGAATCCGTGATCCGCTCGCTTTTGATCTGATGGTGATCGAACCCGCCCAGCTCCAATCAAGTCAGGTCGAACGCCAAGTTCTCGAACTCACTCAAATGGAACTCGGTTTCGATGTTCCTCTCAAATCAGACGACGATGACGCTACTCATCTTAAGGTCATTCAAAAGTGGCTCCAAGATATCCAGAGCGGAAAACGTCGAGTAAGTGAGGAAACTCTTCGTATGGGCTCGAGTCACGGAAAATTCCACCAGGCTCGAATTCTCCAGCGCCAAGGCCAGAGTGGACAAGCAGAAAAAGCACGCACCGAAGGAAACCAGGCACGAGGACTTCCTGAATAAAACAAGGAGAATAAAATGGATGCTGAAACAGGTGAAATGAAAGCGTTTAACACGTACGATTTAATGGCAAAAAGATTTACTCCGCTTCCAAGTGTCAATGAGGTGTTGGAAATATATGGCTGTAATTTTTTGGTTGAAAGTTACGATGTGGACAATCGCAAGATGGTTTTGCGTGGTATTTCAAAGAGTGAAGCAAAAATAGTTCTTATGGGCGGTAAGTTGTCAGATTAGATAAAAGAGGAGTAAATGCCGAAACCGCTAGACGGAAGCTACAAAGTTCGCTTCGAACTCTTGGAGGAGATCATCCTCAAAATCCTCGAGAGTCGAGTCGTTAAATCAAAACAAACTAAAATGTACATTGCAGCAATTAAAACGATGAGAGGTCTCCAATGAGCCAATTCAAACAACTCCTAGAAAATGTCCAAGATCCCAAATGTCTGGCCGAACTCGCTGGCGTCGTCGAAAGTGCTCGCTCTTCCCGACTCTACGAACTTCTCCTCGCTGTGAAAGACCACATGATTGCTCAGCAGCTCCGTGCTGGTGGAAACGATCTCATTGCTTATGGCCGTATTCAAGGAACCAATGGTGTGATCGACTTCCTTGACTGGATGGTTATTCAAGACCAACGAAACGCAGAAGCTGAAAAACAGAGATTAAAGGATGAAAAAGCTGGAAATCTCGGTCCCCAACAACCACCCCAATCCAAACAAGCCCCCGCTGGCTATGGAGCAATCTAATGGCGACCGTTAAACCACTCGTAGACAAAGATCGAGTTCTTGATATCCTTGAACGACTCGAAGGAGTCAGTAACCCAAGCGGACGTCTCGAGATTGTACTTATAGCAATTCTTGATGAACTCCGTTTGGCGAACAACGATCGTCGTCCGGTCAACGAGAAAGAACTCGCCCTCCGCGCAGAAGCTAAAAAAGCCCAGGAAGCCCTGACTGGTCTCCGAGGAGGCGCCAAGTAACATGCCCGCGAAAACACGCAAACAACAACGGTTCTTTGGTCTCGTTCGTGCACTCCAAAAGGGAGAAGTATCCGCTCGCTCTGTTGGTGAAGAAGTCAGGCGTGCCGCACGCGACGTCTCTCCTGATGAAGTCCGTGAATTCACCCGTTTGACCAAGAAAAAGAAGAGGTGATCCATGCCTGACGAATCCGCTTTAATCGAAGACAAACAAAACCACAACTACTTCTTTGCCGTTTGTCCCGAGTGCCGCAAGCGCGGAGTGAAGAACCGATCTGAAATCCGCAAATATGCCGATGGCATCGCCTCCTGTGAATCCTGTGCCCGTTCTCGGAAAGGCGAACTCACCAAAGACATCCCATCTCTTAAACTCTACGTCGATCCCGATCTCGCTCCATCCCATGAGTCCCACAGACAAGTAAACGGTGTAACACCAGTGATACCCCGAAAGCCACAACCTCTCTCTCAACCACTCATCGACAGCGAAACTCTGGAATACGTCGATCTCCTCTCGCGCATCATGGACAAAGATCTCCAAGACGAAATTCTCGATTGCATTCTCGTAGACCGCGAATTGGTTAAGAGCATCCTCTCAAACCCTAGACTCTTCTCTCTCAAAGAGCTCAAAAAACACGCAAGACGCTTGAACGTCATCGACCCAATCTTAGAGAAGCCTGGACAAACGTTTGAAGACGTGTTAAGTAAAACAAGCAAGCCGTCGAAAAAGACAAAGAGAAAGGCAATCAAAAAATGGCGATCGAAAAAATTACAGCAAAAGGTCTCACAGTCGAACAAGCTTCCAGACACCTCAAAATCTCAGACTTCGTCACCATCAAAGCAGGAGTCGGGGGAAACACTCCCCAACGTGGGGGGAACAACGTCCCCTTCCTCGCAGCACCATCGGGAGACGGAACACGCCCAGGCCAATTCGTCCCAGGCAAATTCCGCGAAAGATTCAAAGGTAAACCAGGAAGCTAAAACAGTTGAACACAAAATTTAATAGGTTCTTCGTCACCCTAAAACGTTGGAGGTAATTTTATGCCGACACAAGAAGATTTAGAACAGGCAAAAGAAGCAGTTCGCGCGATCGAAGCTGGTAAGGAAGCCGGTGGAGGCAGCGAACTTGGTAAGGGTACTCAGGCACCCGTAATTTCAAAGCCCGTGGACAGCCCAACTAGCCCAGCTCAAGTCCCACCTGCAACAGTTCCACCCGCAGGAGACGAGCCGCGGATCCCCCAGTCCCGTTTAGACAAGGAAGTATCGAAGTCGAAAGCTCTCGAAGATGAGAACGCTCGATTGAAAGCTCAGGCAGCTCAAACGCAACACGCCCAAGCTCAGGTACCACCTCCTGTTCAAGACGCAAACCCTCTAGCAAAATTCTCCACCGATGAACTTCTCCTTCACAAGCAACAGAATCCAGATGCTGCGCTTGCGATCGACAAAGAACTTCATCAGAGAACGAAAGCAGAGGCAATTGCCGAAATCAGGAAAGAGACAGGTGCCACGCGCGCCACAGACCAGTACAACACTTCGATGCTCACGAAATATCCTGATCTAAACGATCCGAATTCTCGACACTCTCAGTTGACCAAACAGCTCATGGACTCAAATCCGGAATACTCGAAACACCCAGCCGGAAAGTTTCTTGCAGCCCAGCAAGCTAAGCTTCACATGTTCGAGACGGGGGAATCCACAGCCCAAGCTCAGGCTACCCAGGCAACAGTTGCCCAGAGACAAGCAGAGATTGATAAAGAGAAGGCTCAAGCTGCTCAACAGCTCGACACCGGAGGACGACACACAGCACCCGTCGCCATCCAAGACGATCTGGCGAAAAGCGAAGAATCCCTTCCCTCTGTACGTCCTGGATCTCCCGAGATGAATGCACACATGCGTTTACTCGAGACGAAGAAAACAAAAACTTCCTAATTCCTCCGACCTAGCGTCCGAGAGAAAGGGTAGGAAATAAACGAATGGCTGGTTTTAACGGAATAACGACCACATTCGACGATGGCAATATGTTGGAAGATGTGATGCGGACAGTGATCCTGCTCACACCGACCGACAAACCATACACGACTGGTATGCCAAAAAATCGCGCAACCAACGTGATCCATCAATGGCCTGAAGACACCGCCACGGTTCGTCAAGATAACGCACAGCAAGAAGGTGCGGCGTTCTCGTTTGCTACGAAGACTCCTCCGAGTCGTCTAGTAAACTTGACACAAATCTTCGACAAGACCTGGGCTGTCTCCTCAACCGAGAGATGGGTACAGTCAGCGGGTATCAGTGACCGATTCCTTTACGAAAAGGGCAAAGCTCTTCTCGAAATTGGGACCGACATTGAACACGCTTATCTGCGCGGTTCACTTGCCAGTGGTAACAACACCACAGCACGTCGAATGGCCGGAGCGCTCAATTTCGTCACAACGAATGCAACTGCAGTCGTAACAGGAACTCGTCTCACCGAATCATTCTTTGTAGGGTTAGCAGAACTTACATTTGATGACGGTGGCCGACCCACTGAAGTGTACTGTGGTGCTTTCGTGAAGAGGATCATCACGGCTTTCACAGCCGGATCCACGAAGAACATCGCCTCTGAAGACAAACGTCTCGTAAACGCAGTAGATGTCTACGAGTCAGACTTCGGACTGATGAAAATCTTCATCTCACGTGACATGTTGACCGGCGCGAACGCGGGCTCCGTTCTAATGATTGACCCCTTGAAAACCAAGATGTCGATCGGTGAACAGCTCAACGAGGTTCCTGATGTTGCTCAAGATTCACACGCCACTAAGGGTGTGTATCGTTTTGAGGGCACGCAAGAGTTCCTCGGCGAACGCCACAACTCCTTGGCCACAGGTCTAAGCGAGAAATTCCCTGCCTAACATTGCGGATAGGCCGGAAGTTGAGTTTGGGGGCACTCATAGGGAAAAAGCCCCTCTTTTAAATTCTAAAGGAGGTAACTCAAATGCCAGAAGAAGTTGGATATGGAGCAGGGCAGAGCGTAACAGACGCAGCCACCTCAGTAGCCCGAACTCGTGAGGGTGATAAGACAAGCACGTTCAACCCTACCACACGTTCCGGCGCACAAAAGGGAGATGGTTCCAGTGGCGCGAGTGTCAAACAATCGGCAACGTCGGTTGAGAAGAAAGATAGCTAACCCTTACCGATAACTAAAATAAAGAGGAGACTCCTACTTATGGACGATCAAACTCTTGACTCTCCCATTAAATCCGAGAAAGAACAAATCGCCGAATTCAACAAGGCTAAGCGTGCGTCCCCTTCCGCCTTCTCTAACCGTCCTTGCCTCAATCAAAACGAGTTCACTTACCGAATTTTCTGCGTCGAGAAACCTGCAATCGATGCCATGATCAAAAAAGGCTACCCTATCGCAGAAATCATGTACTATTGGTCTGAATCCACCGGAGAAGCTCATGCATTCCCTGTTTTCTACACCGACGCAATCAAAGACGTCGTCAATCGCTACTGTGACCTCTTCCCACGCGAAGTCGCTGAATTCGCTTCTTCTCTAGCCGAATACAACAAGGTTCTCGACAATTCCAAGGGTTTCGGCAAAACCGGAGACATCATGCACAAAATGAGCATGCCACTCGGACTTTATCGTGCTCTGATGACCCTTGATCAAGATTTCTGGCACGACAAGAAGAACGAGCGCACTGTTATGCGTTTAATCCCCAAACTCACAAAAGTAGGGAGACCCAAATGAAGAAAGCCTCGTGGCCTTCAGTCGAGATATATGCTCAAGAGATGGAACTCGCCAAAAAAGAGATGGAGAAGCTCATCTCTGGCGCTGTGGAGAACAAGGCAATGAACTTGTCATCATACTTGCCCTACAACTTGGAATTTATCCGCGAATTTGAAACTGACCACGGAACATTTAATCTATACGCAAAGGTGTCGCCGAAATGACCCAAAAACTCACTCTTGCCTTCATTTGCAAAGACGAAGAAAATCTCCTCGACCAAATGCTCACCTCGATCTCCCCCCACGTCGACGAAATCGTCTGTGGCTGGACGGGCACAAATCCGAAGACAGAAGAGATCCTGAAGAAGCATGGTGTCATCTACAAAGACATCTCCCAGCAAAAAGATTGCTGGATCACGATTGACCCAGCTCTGCGCGTGAAAATGAAACAAATCGATCCTGATTTCGACCTCTCTAAAATCCCAGACCGCCTTCCTCATTTCTCCCTCCTCCGAAAAGAGTCCTTCGCTCTCGCGACCAACGAACTCGTGATGTGGCTCGACTCAGACGACACGATCGTTCATGGCAAGAAAATTAAAGCTCTCCTCACTCACTTCGACAACCCAAAATGCGGCGCGCTTTGGATCCCCTACTTGTACGATTTCGACGAAGAAGGACGCTGCACACTTCGCCTGTGGAGAGAGCGCATAGTTAAAAAGTCATACAGCAACTGGGTCGGTGCCATCCATGAATCTCTCCTTGCTAAGACCGAATTCTCAACAATCATCTCAGACGACTGTTTTGTTAAGCATCATCCTTTGAAAGACCGGATAATAGATTCTTCTTTCCGAAATCTTTCAATCTCACTTGCCCAATACGCTCGAGAAGTCATCCTGGCCGCCATTGACGCCAAAACCGTATACGATCTCGCCCGCTCCTATGAAGCCGTCGGGCGTTTCGAGAAAGCCCTCGACTTTTTTGATAAATACCTCGAACTCTCCGGCTGGAACGACGAGATGTACAACGCTCTTCTCCGCCAAGCCGAAATCTATCTCAAATTCTCGCAGTACGAGGTCGCAACCGACAAACTCTTCCGCTGCTTGAAAATAGACCCATTCCGCAAAGAAGCCTATTTCAAACTCTCTCTTGTCTACTTCAAACAGGAACAATGGGAACACGTCATTTACTACACCAATCTTGCATTCAAGCTCCGAGGTAAGGCCACGATTATGCCGCAGAATCCGGAGGAGTTGACTGGTAAACCTCTCCTCCCTCTCGCCTCTGCTCTCTTCAACATCGGCAAATTCAAAGAAGCCTCCGTGATCGCCATGAAAGCCCATGAATTCTACCCCGAGAACGAGTGGCTCAAACACGCTCTCGAAACCTGGCCTGACATCGCCAAACGATTTGATAAGCGTCAGAACTTAATTGATGCTTGCAAGGAAATAAAGAACAAACACGGCGAAGACTCCAAACAAATGAAGAAATTCGCCAAAAAACTTCCCGAATCCTTCCACAAAGACCCGTTCTTCATCAGCATGATCCACAAGTACGTCAAGAAACCATCTTACTCCTCCGACCCAACCATTATTTTCTACTGCGGCTCCGCTTACGAATATTGGGATCCGCGCTCGATCGAGAAAGGCGTCGGTGGTTCTGAGGAAGCCACAATTCACCTAGCTAAGCGCTTGGTTGGCCTGGGTTGGAAAGTCCGGATTTACAACAACTGCATGTTTGAACAAGACTACGAAGGTGTCCTCTACCGTCCCTTTGACCAATATAACCGAGAAACCGAACGCTGCGACATCTTCGTTGCTTGGCGCCATAACCAGTACGCCACCTTTGCCCCAAAAGGCGCAAAAAAGATCGTCTGGCTCCACGACGTCCAACGTCCTGAACACTGGGACGCTAACCGAACCAAAACCATCGACTTGATCATTCCTCTCAGTCGCTGGCACCGCACAAATCTAAAGGAGATCCCTGATGAGTTATTCTACATTTCCAGAAATGGTATCGACCCTTCGCAGTTTATCGGAAGACATTCGAGGGATGCAAAACGTCTCATATATGCTTCAAGCCCTGATCGAGGCCTTGACACACTGCTCGAAATGTGGCCGGCGATTAGAAAGCGTGATCCTGATGCCGAACTGCATGTGTTCTACGGGTTCACGAAAACATTTGATGAAGTCCACAAAAATAACCAAAGGATGCGTGACTGGAAAGACTACGTCCTCGGGCTTCTTAAACAGACTAATGTCTATTACCACGGTCGGGTCGACCACCAAACTCTCGCGCAAGAGTTCCAAAAGTCGGCGATCTGGATCTACCCGACGAACTTCACGGAGATATCATGCATCACGGCGATGAAGGCTCAAGCTGCCGGTACGATCCCAATATGTACCACCGTTGCAGCTCTCAACGAGACCGTTCAACACGGATTCAAAATCTCTGGTCCAGGTGGCGCTGAAGACGAACGTACCCAAAAAACCTTTGTCAACGTCGTCTGTAGACTCATGGTAGACGTTAAGAGCCAAGAAAAAATACGCAAGGACATGGTCCCTTGGGCACTTCATTACTTCTCCTGGGACACCGTCGCCCAAGAATGGTCCGTTAGATTCAAGGAACTCTTGAATGGCTCCTCTCGAACAACTTAGACTTATCCATCGCCTCGAACAGCGTTGGCGTAAACACTACGACGAGAGAGTCCGTGAACAGCTCGAACGCCGCGTTGACTCTTTTCTCGGAAACATCTGCGTCCCCATTATGTACAAGTGGGTCAAATATACCAAGAAGCGACACCCCGAAGATAAGTTGAACGACCTCCTCCAAGATATCCTAAACGACTGCGTCAAGGCAGATACACTCTCAGATAAGATCATCACCATCGAACGCTGTATCAACGCTCACCACAACACCAATTTCTTCCCTGCTATTATTAAAGACATCGGGGAATCCAAACGTGTACCTATGACCAAATACTACGACGGAGACTCCAACTATGAAAACACCGACTATTGAACCTCGTCTCACTGTCATCACCCCTACCGTCCGTCCTGGGGGCATCGACATCATGTGGAAAGGGCTCAAAAACCAGACCTTCACCGACTTCCGCTGGTTGATCGTAGACGAGATACGCCGGCAAGCTGAGATTCTTGATTACACCAAAGACGATCGTGTGATGTGGCTCCTCTCGCCCCCTAAGAAGCCAGGCATGTTCTGGAACCTTGACCAATCGAACAACTACGCGATCAAGCACACCAAGTCAGAACTCGTTGTGATTCTTCAAGACTACATCTACCTTCTCCCAAATGCGCTTGAGAAAATGATCGCAAATTACGACCGTCTTAAACAGTTCTCCGGAGACCTCTCGATTACTGGCGTCGGCCATAAATACCGAATTCCTAGCATCAAGGTAATTAGTAAAACTCATCCAATTACTTGTTATGATAGGGATATTTCAAGACTCAACTTTTCCGATTTTGAAATTTTCGACAAAGATCCCCGCATGCAAAATCGAGGTCTTCACGTCTGCAACCCAATCGAGTGGGAAGAGAGCTTTTGCTTGTTCTCTCGAAATCTCGCCTACGAACTCGGCGGTTTCGACGAAGACTTCGACGCTGGCTGGGGTTACGACAACGTCAACTTTGCCGAACGAATTTCTGCTCTCGGCTACTTTCTCTGGTTAGACGAAACGAACGAATACTTCTGTATCTCTCACGAAGACATTTTCAAAGAACTGGACATCAAAGAATGCGCCCCAAACAACGAAGACTTATGGAAAAAGAAATTAGACAGCATAAGAGACAGGAAAGAAGTAAGGCTGGATTACCTCAAACAGCTATCTTAATACCAACTCTGTGGCGGCACGATCGTCTCGCTGGTATTGTTCAGAACATCAAAGACGCAACTCCGGAACCTTATACTCTCTACTTTCTCGCTGAAAATCACGATACTGATACTATCCGTGTCGTTGAACAATTCTCCGATTGCAAGTTGATCGTGGGAGATTTTGGGTGTGTAGCACTTGCTGATCAAGCTGGATACGAACAGACCACCGAACCATACTTCTATTTCGCCAATGACGACATGGTCTTCTGTAAAGACTGGCTGATTGAATGTTTCATAAACATGGAAGAAACTGTCCAAGTCGTAAGCTCCCAAAACGGAATCTATGGTGACAGTTGTTCTGGCTATCTGATTGACCGAAAGTACATCGATGAAAAGTCTGGTTGTGTCGACGTTCCAAAACGCCTTTTCCATCCTGATTACAGACATTACTATGCCGACAAAGAATTTTTAGAAACCGCAAAAAAGAGAGGAATCTATAAACACTGTCGACAAAGTGTCGTTCAACACCATCACGCCTCCAAAAAAGGCCAGACTCACATCCCTTTCAAAATCATTTGGGGTAAAGATAAGACCTATTACCATAATCACGAGGTAGCCAAGAACGATAAGAAAGTCTATAACACCAGATGTCACTTATTCGGAGGAAAACCTGAACGATGAAAATCGCGATTGTCTGGGATTGGCACATCACACCAGCCGAGTTCCTTGACGACAAACAAGAGAAACTTCAGGCTTGGAGACTTCTCGCCCAGAAACATCAAGTTCATTTTCACGCGATGGGGGAGTTCTATACACTTGAGTACAGAGGAGACTATCGATTATTTATTCACTCAAGTTATAGAACCTTGCACGATACCCTTTGTGGCGCTGGCTACGACGTCATCCTCTCTTGGGGCTCGATCGACCGACCCATCCACAATCTCCTGAAAAATAAAAAACCCTGTCCCGTCGCTTACCAATTCGCCGGTGGTGTCCACAACGGAGACGAACTCGAACTCTTCGATCTCGTATTCACCCAAAACCTCTGCGACAAAATAGAATTCGAGAAACTAGACAAACGAACCGTCCAGCTCTTTGGCGTCGACAAGTCTTTCTGGACTCCTGACTTGCTTCAAGAAGTACGATTCCATGCCATATACCCTGCCTCGTTCTGCTCCCACAAGCGAAATGAGGTTGTCGCCGAAAAATATGGAAGAGACGCTTGTCTCCCTGGTAAATGGATAATTCCAGGAATCGTTGACTGTTGCAAGTCTTTTGGATCCCTTGTCTTGCCAAACACCTCTCACAAAGTTCTTCGCCAACTTTACCGCGCCTCCGAGCGTTGTGTGATCCCCGCGATTGCAGGAAGTCAGAGAACAATCGCTGAAGCTCTCTCTTGTGGACTAAAAGTTGACTTGCTCTATGCCGATAACGTAAAATGCCGAGAGATACTCGAAAACAAAATCACTCTCCTTGATACACCTGAGATGAGTGAAATCTATGAAAGGGAACTCTTGCGACTAGTCAATGAGCGGTAATATACAGCGCACTCAACTCACGCCTCTCACTCAAATCTTGACTGGCAAGAAAACTCTCCTCTCCGCTGATCCAGCCGCTGCCATTGGTGGAAATATCCCGATCCGTTCAATCGTCGTCCGCGCACTTTCAGGCAACACCAACGACGTCTTGGTTGGCAGCTCCGTCGCCCAAGATTACGAACTCTCTCCTGGTGAATCCGTCGCCGTCGACATAGACAACGTAAACAAAGTCTTCATTAATACTTCCTTCAATGGAGATGGCGTATCCTGGCTCATTCTAAGAATCGCAGGATAACATGCCACGCATCTGGTCTGGTGGAGGGGCAGAACTCACTGAAAAAGAAGCAGACGAACTCTACATTCGTCAAGATGGAACCACTCCACTCACTGCTGATTGGGACGCAGGTGCTTTTGATATTACGATGGAGAGGCTTAACCTCACCGAAGCTACAAATGAGATCGTTTTCAATTCTGATAATGCCTCTGGTTCACGGACAACTTTTAACGTAAATGTTCCACCGGATACTGGAGATGTTATCTTGACCTTTCCAGCTATTACATCTACGGTTGGAACTCTTGCAAGCAATCAAACCTGGACAGGCAATAATATCTGGACGCCCTCCATTGCAGTTACACCAGTCAACGACGAATTCTCTCAGTTTGGCCCTGATGTCACACATCTTTCTCCATCCGACGCAAATGACAGATTCGTTTCTGTTAAGTCTAGTGGTGCGGGTGGGGCCAAGCGGGCAGGATTGTTCGTATTTGAGTTTACCGGTTCGACCAACCGGAGCGGGCAGAAGGGCGGCCTAAATGCATTTGGCTATACAGTTGAGGATTCCTCGGGCAATATTACTACTACAGCTGGTTCTGGCGGATTGTTTGGAGGGAGATACGCTGCTCGTCATAGAGGCGCCGGAACAGTAGCGCTTGGTGGAGGTGTCGCGTCAACAGCATCTATACAGGGTGCAGATGAAGACGGAACCTTTACTACTGCCTATGCCTACTTAGTTGAGTCCTTAGATGGTGGTGCAGGAACAGGTGGAATCACTACAGGCTATGGTCTTCTTGTAAGAGACACTGTCGGCAACGTCACAAATTTTAGTGGTATCAAGATCGATACACTTTCCAATGCGACTACGAATCTTGAAATTGAGACTGATAGTATTCAAGTTTTCAACGGTAATTTAGATCTAGCAGATGACCTACGCCACTTGGGTGATACGGATACCCTTTTGAGTTTTACAACGGATCGAATCACTGCTCAAGCCGGCGGCCTCGAATTCCTAGACGCCACCGAAGCTGCCACCGATGTTCTCGACTTTGGAAACGCAAACTGGTCTGAAATTAACATTGGAAACGGCGCAAATGAGATCCGAATCGACGGTGGTATTTTCACTCCTATCAGAGAAGTATCTGACAACACTACTGCGCTCGTTACAGATTTTACGATTATTGTTAGAGCAGGTCTTTCGAACATCACCGTCACGCTTCCGACCGCCGCCGCGGCCCATGAAGCAACACGCGGTGTTGGTCTAATCCTTGTTATTAAAAGAGTTGATGCCGGCGGTGCTACCGTTACAGTCGACGGGAATGGAGCCGAAACAATAGATGGTGCAGCAACAGTCACTCTCGCTCAACACGAAGCAATTATGATACAATCCGACGGAACAGAATGGTGGATCATCTAAGATGACAGAACTCAGGAAGACAAACTTTCTGCTTGAAGTTTCGAAAGGAAATATTACAGACGAGAACACTATTTCCTTTGTTGGCTCAAACCCGAGTGTGAATCAGAGTTTTGAGACTTGTTGGGATGTGGGTGGCGTATTTGTTTTTCCTACTGTTGGAGAAACCTGGGAAGTCGTTAGCGACAATGCGAATGATGACGGAAGCCCTGCTGGTACAGGCGCTCAAACCGTTCTCGTTATCGGTTTGGATACAAGTTATAACACCCAGTCTGAAACAGTCACGCTTAACGGGACAACTCCGGTTCCAACAGTTCGAACAGACTGGTTTCGTCCGCGTTTGGCTATAGTAACTCTTTCGGGTTCGACTAGATCCAACGTTGGTACGATCACTTTACGAGTTTCAGGAGGAGGCGCTGTTCGGTCGACTATTCTTCCCACTAACGGACAATCTTTCAACGGATTTTTTACGATTCCAGCGGGATTCACAGGTTTCTTACTTCGAACTCTCCCTATCATTCCGAAGAACGAAGATGTCACCATTCGAAACAAGGTTACTCTTTTTGGCTCGAACACAGATATTTCTGCCGGAGACGCCCAGATTTATCAAAATGCTGTCTCGTCGCCGACTCTTTCGTACCCATCGCTTGCAGAAAAGACTGATATACACTTACTTGCTAAATCTACGAACACACAAGTTTTCTTAAGTGTCTCCGTCGAGCTTCTTTTACTCAACAAGGTAATTGCTCAAGACTTAAACGAGATCATGATGCTCTAATATGGCTAAAACAATAGGACGAAATACAAATACGACAGACGTAGCGACACTCTCGAGTGCCATCGCTCTGAATTCAACCACCTCAGTCAAGGTAGCAGATGCTCTTCCCGATCGCATCAACTTCACCATCTCAAATCCAGAAAATAAGGATGTCTGGCTTAAATTTCAAGCCGCCTCGGTCGATAACGACAAAAAGGGGATATTCGTGCCTAAGAATGCTTTCTACGAGATGCCGACTGATAACATCTACACCGGCGAAATAAGCGCAATCGCAGTCAGTGGAACGCCAAGTGTATACGTGACGGAGTATTAAGTGCCAAGAGACTCAGGACCAATAACAAGCACAGATGAAGTAAAAATCCTCGCTCAACTTCAACCGTCTACTACTTTAGCCCAAACCCTTTACACTCCTCCGGCTGGAAAAAAAGCTATTCTTACACACTTGTGGATTTCCGTGTACGACAACGATGTGATCGTGAATGTTTTTCATGACGAGGACGGCACAACTTTTGATGATACAACTGCTTGGATACGCGATACTAAGATCGAAAAAGAGAAGAACATTGTCTCATTACCTCTGGGAAATATCCGAGTAGAAAATGGTGGCGCTGTTGGTGTACAGATCGACAATGCTAGTAACGCCACATTTAGTTTGTACGGTAAAGAGGAAGACACCTAATGAGTTTAACAGGTTACACGTACAAGGAACAAGTAACGATTGGCCTTGACGCGAATGACTTAAGTTCGGTTACGCCAGCTTTGGATATTAAGAATAATTTAAACATTTCTTTTAGTGTATTAGAAAAAACCGGAAGTCACAGCAATCATGTTTTTACGTTTCAAAGATCCACCGATAACGTGAATTGGGACGATACATCAGGCACAATAACAGCAGGTACTACATACACCGTAAAGGCTGGTATAACTGCAACAGTCAGATATATGAGAATCAAATGTACAACGGTGGAAGGATCGGCTTCAACTGTCGATATTGTAATTAACGCAAAATGAAATAGGAGACTGAATGGACAAAAACTTCATGGACAAGTTTAACTTCATCTTTGGTGTGATCCAGACATGTATGCTCATGGTGGGGATTACCATCATGTTGATTTTTATAGCTCATTTCTCATATTCCCTGGGAGTAATTGAATCTAAGATCAGTGTACTAGAAGAACAAAACCCAATAACAATCAAAGGAGATAATCATGGCTAGAAGAAGAAAGAAACTTGTTCGAAGGGGTAGGAAGAAGTTGGTTAAGAGAGGTCGGAAGAAATAAGTGCCTCAACTAACCTACACCATCGACAACGCCAAGTTTCAGGCGTTTAAAGATGCTTTCCTCCGCGCTGATCCTGTCCCAACAGACGACGATGGCAATCCCGAAATGTCTGAGAACGACTGGATCAAGGCGGAAGGAAAGAAGTTCTTTCTCGAGAAGTACAAGAACGGTCTTTTACTTCTCGCAAAGGATACAGCTTCCGTTCCTGATAACAATATCATCACATAAACTTGGATAGGTGAATCATGAAGAGCTTTAAGTGGAAAATTGGTCTTGAGTTTGTCAAAGATGAGAAAGTCGACGTTGTCCAAATCGTAACCGATCACATCACAGCCGCCATGCGTTATGCTTACAAAGATGGCCTATCTTGGGACTGCCAAAGACGTTTGGTCAAAATCTTAGATAAGATCGAGACCGATAAGACTGGCACTGTCAAACTCGAAGATGCAGAATTCGACCTTTTGAAAGAATCATTCAAGCGTGCCAAGTTTCCACCCGCAACCACACGTGTCTTAAACAAAATTTACGACGCCATTGAAGAAGCAGACACCAAGGCGAAGAAAGATGGATGAAGATTTCCGGTTGGAAAAGCTAAAGGTTCACGAGAGACTTGGCAAAGTCGAACAGTGGATGGAGACTGTTAACGATAGCATTGTAGGACTGACCACTAAAATCAACACCCAAAATGGCCGTATCGGTGATAACGAAAAGACAATCGCAGCGTTGAAAGGTGGTGCTATTACTCTTGCTTCAGTAGCAGGTATCATCTCGGTTGTGATAACTGTCTTATTTTTAGGAAGGGGGTAATTATGCCGAGACACCCAGGAAAAACCAGCCACAAAAGCAGCCATAAAGGCAAACGCAAAAAAGGTCGAAAAGGGAAACGTCGATAGCTTAACAAGGAGATTCGATGAGTTCATTCACTAAACCTCTCGATGTACGAAAGGTTATCACAAAAGTTCCCAAAAAATTTTTGTGGGTGGTATCATACAAACGCACCAAACAAAGATGGGTAACACTGCGAGAATTCCGTTACTACGTTGGTAAGGAGAACAGTAATGATTACGTGGATGTACCAAAAGGCTTTGAAACTGATTTTGCATCTATTCCACGCGTTCTTTGGTCAATAGCGCCGCCAGACGGTGTTTACACTCAAGCAGCCGTCTTGCACGACTATTTGTATCAGACTGGAAAATATCCTCGAAAGAAAGCTGATCGAATTTTTTTGGAGGCTATGGCAGTCTTAGGAGTAGCTCTCTGGAAACGTAGAGTGATCTATCGCGCAGTTCGGCTCTTTGGTTGGATGTTTTTTGAGCAGGAAAAACGAAGAAAGGGGCGTGCTCGATGTGGCAAAGATTTTCTCTGAGATAGTTACCGAAGTCGGACGAAAGATTCAGAAGACAGACACTGCCTACAAAACCAAGATCAAAGACTTTTGTAACACTCGCTATGAACAACTCTACGAACGCAAATTTTGGGATGATCTCTTCCGTGAAGTCTCCGTCGTTTCTGTCAGCGGTCAAAACTTCCTCGTCCTCCCGAAGAACGTCGAGCACGTTCTCTACATTTCAGACCTTGCCAATGATATTCTCGTTCGTCGGGTTGGTGTCCAGAACTTCCAGAAAAAATATCTCAGTACTTTAGACAGCCAGGGCAACATTTTTAACTACACCGACTTTGGTTACTCTCCCGTCCTGGTTCGAGTCAATGCCGCAGACACAATTGAGGTTGTCTCAGACAACGCTGCGGACATCACTCAGAAGGTCTACATCCGTGGCTTTGACACAAACGAGATCGAGCTCGACGAATCAATTGCTTTGAATGGTACCACTCCAGTCCCAGGCAACAATACCATCACAGTATTTTCGATCACCAATCCACGGACCGGCTTGATCATGGTCTCCAAAGATGCAGACACCACCGGCGTGATCTCTGTTCGCGAGACCACCTCAAATCTTGTTCTTGTCCGTCTCGGCCCGCGTGAACGAGCTTCTCGCCACAAAGTTGTTCGCTTTCAGTTCACCCCAAACTCAGCCCAGACTATGTTTGTCGGCTACAAAGAACCTCTCCGTAAATTGATCAATGATGGAGATGTTACCCAGTGGAGCTGTGATGACTTAGTTGTCCAAGGCGCCTACATCGACACCCTGATCGAACAACGCCAATTCCAGCGCGCACAGCTTGAAGAAAATCGCTGGGAGAAACGAATCAATGCAAAAGTAAATCAAGAAGAACGAGACTCCGAAGCTAACGATCAAACCATGCCAGACATTCGTCTCACTCACATCGACCGACCTCGTACCTTCTCTGGTACTCAAAGGACAGGTACCTGCTAATGCCTGAACCACCTCTTCAACTCGATGAACAACCAAGCGTCATTGGTTCTCGCGGTCTCGAAGGTGGAGCAAATCAGTACCTCCCGATCACCGATCTCCCAAACAATCAAGCACGCGAACTCGTCAACTGCGACGTCTCAGAACCAGGACTCACCAAGAAACGCTTAGGCTACGAACGTCAAGGCTCAGTCCCAACTGAGACCATCGACGCGAACACTATTTTGTTGATGCACTTCGACGGTTTTGAAGGAGATCGAACTTTCATAGACTCTTCTCCCTCTCGTCACTCAATGGAAGGCGTCGGGGACGTAGAAACAAACGCAACACAATCCCAGTTTGGTGGACGCTCTGTTAAGCTCCCAGGAAACTCCTTCGACGTGGTCCGTTCAACCACAGACTATGATACTTGGCAACTTGGTGGAGGATCGGGTGGTTCTGCCGCTTTCGACGGAACAGGCGATTATCTAACAATTCCAGATTCAGCGGACTGGCAATTAGGAGGGGGCACAGGAAATTTTACGATTGATTTTTGGGTGAGATTCACTTCACTACCATCTACTGTTAGACTTATATCACAATATCCAGTACCTACCCTAGAAAATTGGAGTATTCATAGATCAGGTACAAATCTTACATTTATTGTACAAGATGGCAGTACTCTGATAGCTTTAGATGCACCATTTACTCCTACTTTAGGTGTTTGGAATCATATAGCACTAATAAGAGGTTGGAATGGAAATGCCGATGATTTTGCTTTTACGCTTAATGGTACACAAATAGGATCAACCGTAACAAATTCACTTACCATACCAGATTTTGCAGCACGATTAGCTATAGGTGCCCGATTTATTGAATCAACAAGTGCTGTTGCCCACGAACATGACGGCTTTATGGACGAAATACGAATATCTGATACCGCAAGATGGACAAGCAATTTTACACCACCAACGTCTGAGCATACTAACGATGCAAACACAGAATTACTCTTACACTTGAACACCGATTTTGTAGATAGTAGTGGAAGCACTCATATTGTAACAGCAAACGGAGACGCAGCAATTACTAACCTTGTCTTTTTCACATTTGACGAAAGTTCCACAACCGACTTTTCAGTTGATCTCTGGGTGAGGTTCGCAGATATTTCAGCAGACAGAACTTTTCTTTCTCAAGGGATCTCGGGAAATTTTTGGAGACTTTATTGGGATCAGGGAACTACTGAACTAGTTTTTGAGGTCATTGCTGGAAGTTCTACGATTATCGATATTAGAGAGACTTGGTCTCCAACTATCGATACATGGTTTCACGTGGAACTCACCAGATCCTCAGATCAATATTTCATGTTTATCGACGGTACGCAGCTCGGCACAGAAGACACCAATGTCGACGCAGTCCCAAATTTCAACGCTCGCTTGTTCATCGGCGGTCTCTCTCTCGGCACGACAAACGAACTCACAAATTCGATGCTTCTTCTCCACGGAGACGGAGCAGACGCCTCGACTGACATCATCGATTCTTCTACTGACGGAGACGCTTCACCACACGAAATGACCGCAGTTGGAAACGCCCAGATCGATACAGAACAATCCCGTTTCGGTGGTGCTGCAGTCCTCTTCGATGGCACAGGCGATTACGTCCGCGCAAATGACTCAGACGATTGGAATCTTACAGCAAATTTAACGATCGATTTCTGGGTACGCTTTGACTCAGTCGCAGCCGACCGCGCTTTCATCTCCCAGTTCGTCGATGCAAACAATCAATGGTTCCTGCGCTGGGATCAAACAACGAACCAACTTGAATATGTCGTAACCGATGCCAGTACCATCACAATTGATATCAAGAATCCTTGGTCTCCAGAAGTCAACGTGTGGTTCCATGTAGCATTCACACGATCAACTGATGATTACCGGATGTTTATAAGCGGCAAACAAATTGGCACAACTCAGACAGATTCCTCAACTCCACCAAACTTGGGAGCCCAGCTCCACGTTGGGATCATAAACGGCACCGACGACCCAATGTCTGGTTGGTTAGACGAGTTCCGCGTTCTCAAAGGAACTGCAGCCTTCACCGCAAACTTTGAGCCAAACGATAGAGCTTATTCTACCGAGGCCGATGCTGGAAGCTCAGACAATATGAACGGTTTCTTTGACGAGCTTCGGATCTCAGACACTGCGCGCCATGTCGCAAACTTCACCGTACCAACCGATCCATACTCATACACTGGAGCCTTGAGCGGTGGCGCCGAGTACCGTCCATTCGGTCAAAGCCCAATCCTCTACCGTGAGATCGGAGAGAACGGCGCAATCGAAAAATTGAATGCCGGAGACGCTGCTTGGTCACTCTCTAAGACCTCAATGATCCACCCAACTCAGAACGTAACCTTCAACCAGATCCGAGAAGAACTCTATCGTTTAACCAAAGTAGACCCTGCATGGGTCAACAATGGTAAGACTTGGGTTGAGCAAGGGATCCAGAACACTTCGATCCCTCAAGGAGATATTTCTCTCTGGTTTATCCAAAGACACTTCATTGCCGGTAACATCAACAATCCGGATTTTCTTTTCTTCTCGAACGCAGGTCAACCGAAAATATTTGATCGAAGAGTCAATGCTTTCAAAGTGAGCGAAGGAGACAATTCCAAAATAACTGGTTTGGCATCATTTAGGGGATCTCGTGTTATCATCTTCAAAGAGAGATCAATCCATGAGTTGATTGTTACGTTAGGAATAGATCCTTTGAAAGATTGGTCACTACGACCTATTGATTTCAACATTGGAAGTGTCTGCCCGCCAGCTTTTACCTCTTCAAACCGAATCTTTTTTCTGTCTCGCGATGGTGTCCGTGAACTAATCGTCTCTCAGCAAGACACTTCCATTGCACGCCCTGAACCTCTCTCTAGAAATATCCCAGACTGGATCGACAATATCAACTGGGGAGACGTCCGCGCTGTCGCCAAGTCTCGCATGGCTGTCTTTGAGAACCGTCTCTGGATTGCTGTCCCTTATCGTAACACTCAGAAACCAAGCTCAGTCTTCATCCTTGATCTCTTAACAGGTGCTT